GAAAACATTTTATGGGAAAAATTTTGCAACGCATGCAAAGAAAATTTAATCCTAAAAGAAAGAAGAGATAGTAAACCTAAATGACAGTTTATATACCACAAGTAATGGATTATAATGTTCGTTCAGCTGAAAAGTTTGGAGAACTAACAGTTATGTTACCGGATAATAAACAGATGATACTTGCATCTGGTCCTTTGACATTTAAACTAAAACAAGAATTAAAAGATTTTAGTGATGAAGATTACTTGCTTTTAATTGGAGATCCTGCTATCATAGCAGTTTGTGGCGCTATTGCCGCAAAAAATAATGGTGGTAGATTTAAGGTTCTAAAATGGGACCGTAATGAAAAAAGATACTACGATTTAGAAATAGATTTGAAAGGTTAATATGACGAGTTTAGATCCAAAAGATTTAATTACACAAATGCAACAAGATGCTGAAACAATACCTGAAGATAACATGGGTAAGATTGGTGCAGTAGCTACAGATATTGCAGAAGTAGATAATGAAATACAAGAATTAAAAGAAGAATTAAAAAAGAAAGAAGACTATAGAATTAAATTATCAGAAGAAGTTTTACCTAGTCTTTTTTCAGAAGTAGGATTGTCAGAAATAAAGTTAGCTGATGGTCGTAAAATAAAAGTTTCCGAGTATTATCGTGCAGCTATTAAAGTAGAAAATAGAGATGCAGCATATACTTGGCTAAGAAACAATGGGTTTGGCGATTTAGTAAAGAACCAAATCACTTGTAGCTTTGGAAGGAATGAAGATGAGAAAGCTAGTAAACTTGTGTCTGATCTTAACGAGAGAGGATATGAGTCTGCACAACGCGAGTGGGTCGAACCTTCCACCCTCCGCGCTTTCGTTCGTGAACAATACGAGGCAGGTAGAGAGATTCCTATGGATCTGCTAGGTGCTTATATTGGTCACAAAACAACAATTAAATCTGAATAAGGTAAATTATGAATACTAAAAATGTAAAAACTAAAGAAACTTTGGATCTAGCTGTTTTAGCAGAAGATTCAAAATCAATGAGTGGGTTTGGTTCTATAAACCTTGCAAGAGATACTGCTATTCCTTACATTAGCATTTTGCAAACATCAAGCCCTCAAGTAAATCCATCAAAAGCAGAATACATAGAGTCTGCAAAAGCTGGACAACTGTTCAACACAGTTACACAAGAAACCTTTGATAAACTCGAAGTCATTCCTGTTTTCTACCACCTCAAATATGTAGAGTGGAAACCTAGAGAGCAAGGTGGTGGGTTTATCGACTCACATGATGCTGACAGTGGCATCATTGGACAAACCAAACGTGATCCTATGACCGGTAAACAAGTGTTGCCTAACGGTAATCATATCGTTCAAACAGCTTATCATTTTGTATTAATGATAACTGGTGATGGATACCAAAATGCTGTGATCAGCATGTCTTCAAGTCAACTCAAGAAGAGTAGACGTTGGAACAGCTTAATGCTATCGCAAAAAATTAAGGGTCCACAGGGTATGTTTACACCTCCTACGTATGCTTTTACTTACAATCTATCAACTGTAAGTGAATCTAACGACAGAGGTAGTTGGTTTGGGTTCTCTATTGAGAAGGGTAACCAGGTAACTGATGCTTCCATCTATGGTGAAAGCAAAGCTTTTGCACAATCCGCAGCATCAGGTGCTGTGGATGCAAAACCAGAAACCCCTAAATTAATATCAGAAGAAAAACCAAGCGAAGAATCAGTACCATTTTAATCTATAAAAAGGAACTGGAGGGTTCGTGGAAGTTGAGAAATTTAAGTCTATATTTGAAGGTTTAGACGTAGCTTATGGTCAGCACCAGCCTAACGGCTCGCGTGCTGACGGCAAGCAACAAGGTAAATCATATATTGTAAGACAGGAGGTTACAGATGAGCTTTGGCAAAAACATTTGGAGGGAGAGGGTCCGTCTCTTGGGATTATTCCTATTAGGGCTGACAATACTACTAAATGGGGATGTATTGATATTGATGACTATCCTCTGGATCATTCTGCTTTATTCAAAAAAATAAAAAAGTTAAATTTACCATTAGTATATTGTAAATCAAAAAGTGGTGGTGCTCACTTATTCATATTTATGAAAAGAACCATAGCATCTAAATTAATTAGGAATAAATTAACACAAATGGCTGCATTGATAGGTCATTCACAGTCAGAAATATTTCCAAAACAATCTAGCATATCATTAGAGAAAGGCGATCTAGGTAATTTTTTAAATCTACCATACTACAATGGTAACAAATCAGTTCGTTATGCATTGAAAGAGAATGGCACAACTGCATCATTAGAAGAGTTTTTTGAGATCTATGATAAAAACGTTGTAGATAGCTTAGATGATATTGGAGGGAGTAAAGATGAGGACATTATAAAAGATGGACCACCTTGTTTACAAGCCCTATGTGGTCAAGGTTTTCCTCCTGGTACACGCAACAATGGATTGTTTAACATTGGAGTATACACAAAGAAATTTGATCCAGATAATTGGGAAAGACTTTTAGAAGAATACAATCAAAAATACATGCAACCACCTTTGGATCACAAAGAGGTAGCCACAGTTGTAGGACAATTAAATAAAAAAGGTTATCAATACAAATGTAAAGATCAGCCAATTAGTTCTTTTTGTAATATAAGTGTGTGTAAAACTAGAAAGCATGGCGTAGGTGCAGAGAATGTATCACAACAGCTTGGTGCATTATCAAAACTAGAAACAGAACCACCAATATGGTTTTTAGAAATACCGACAGATGATGATGAAGATGATCTTAAAATACAATTAACAACAGAGGAATTACAAATACAAACAAAGTTTCAAAAGAGAGCCATGGAAGTATTAACCATGATGCCTCCTTTGATGAAGGCGTCCGATTGGCAACAATTAGTGAATAGTAAGATGCAAACTGCTCTTAAGATTCCTGTGTCAAACGACGGATCTGTGTCCGGCCAGTTTTTAGCTCACCTCCAGGAGTTCTGTACTGGTCGGTCACAAGGCTTAGTCAAAGAAGATATACTATTACGAAAACCATACACAGAAAATAATATGATATATTTTAGATTGCAAGATTTACATGCATACTTGATAAGAAATAAATTTACACACTACAGTAACACAGGACAAATAATAGCTGAGTTACGTAAGATAAAAGGTGAGCATAAGTTTTGGAAGTTAAAAAACAAAGGTGTTAACACATGGGGTGTGCCATCTTTTGATGAGCAAGATTCAGAACATGAAGTGAGAAAACAAAATGCAACGCCGTTCTAAATTACCAAAGTTAAAAAAAGGAATGAAGAGCGAACAGATAGCTATTTTATATTTAATAGAAAAAGGATTTTTTGTGTTTAAAAATTTATTTGGTTTAGGTCCTGCAGATCTCATAGCAATAGATGAGAAAGGAAAAGTTGAAATATACGATGTAAAAAGTGAAAGCTATCGTAAATCATGGAAACCAAATACACGCATATGTAGAGCACTGACATTAGAACAAAAGAGACTAAAGATGAAATTTATATTTGTAGGAAAGGATGGCAAATGCACAGTAAGATTAAGATAATACTTGGACCACCTGGCACAGGTAAGACTGAAAACTTACTGCGGATCGTGGACCAGGAGCTTAAAGATGGCACTGCACCGGACAGAATAGCTTTTGTTAGTTTTACTACTAAAGCAACAAACGAAGCACGTGATAGAGCAAAATCAAAGTTTAATCTTACAGATAAAGATTTACCATACTTTTGTACGTTGCATGCTTTTGGTAAAAGACAAATGGGATTTACAAAATCAGAGGTTATGGACAACAAAGATTATGCAGAATTTTCTGATAAGTATGGTGTAGAATTAAAAAGAGTGTCAGCTGATTGGGAAGAAAATGGAATGGTGTCAACAGACAATAAATATTTAAGGGATATAAATAAATCAAAGATGCAGGACCAGGAGCTGCAGGAGTTTTATAATAATTCTAATTTAGATTACTCTTGGGATGAGTTATTGTGGGCTTATCGTTCTTTTGAAGATTACAAACAAACTTATAATAAATTTGATTTTACAGATATGCTTACGCAGTTTGTAGAATTTGGAACTACACCTCCTCTAGACGTTGTAATAGTAGACGAAGCACAAGATCTTACAAAATTACAGTGGAGAATGTGTAAAAAAATATGGGAAAAAAGTCAAAGAGTATATGTTAGTGGAGATGATGACCAAGCTATATTTAGATGGATGGGTGCAGATGTAGAACACTTAATAAACATGGACGGTGAAGTAAGCGTTCTTGATCAGTCATATAGATGTCCTTTATCTGTCCATAGAATAGCTAATGACATTGTTCAAAGAATAGATAAAAGGAGACCAAAGCAATGGAAACCAAGAGATGTTGAGGGCGAAGTTAGATTTCATCAAGATGCCAGATTTATAGACATGAGTGAAGGTAATTGGCTTGCTTTAGCAACTTGTGGGTACATGTTAGATGATTTACAGATGGATTTAAAAAATTTAGGATTACCATACACCATAGATAATAAACTACCGATAAAAGAAAGTTTAATAAAAGCAGTTAGTGCATGGAATAGATTAGAAGATCAACCAATATCTTATTCTGATGTCATGGCAATTTACTCTAATTTAAAAGTTGGTGAAAATATAGAAAGAGGATATAAAGGTGGAAAGACATTGGAAGAAAACAAATCTTATATTCTTGAAGAATTAATAATGCATCATGGGTTAATGAATGTTGATCAACCTTGGGATGTCACTTTTAAATCTATGGGTGACACAGAAAAATCTTATTTAAAATCTTTAGAGCTACATGGCGGTTTAGATAAAAAACCAAAAATAAATTTAAGCACAATACATAAATCAAAAGGTGGAGAGTGCGATAACGTAGTGTTAATGACAGATTTATCACGCGCTAATCAGGATGAAATGGAAATTAATTCTGATGACACAAATCGAGTATTTTATGTAGGGGTGACGCGTGCTAAAAAATCTCTACACATCATTGAACCGCAAAAAGAAAGAGGATTTATAATATGAACAAAGAAGAAATATTAATAAAAGCTAAAGATCTTGTGTCAACAGACAGAAATAAAACACATGGTGACGCTTATAAAAATCATGCAGATATAGCAGAATATTGGAATTTATTTTTAGATGATAAGTTAAAACCTATGGCAAACATTACTCCTAGTGATGTTGCTATTATGATGATACTATTGAAAATATCTAGAAATAGTAAAGGAGAGAAGTTTAACATAGATAACTTTGTCGACATGGCAGGTTACGCAGCAATAGCAGGTGAAATAGATGACACAGGATCTTTTTAAGAAAAACGAAGTAAGAGCAGAGTGGCTACATCCCACAGAGTTTCCGTCCATGAAGGGCAAGGATGTGGTGGCTATAGATTTGGAAACTTGTGATACTGAACTTAAAAAGATGGGTCCTGGTTGGCCTAGAAAAATGGGTAAAGTCATAGGTATAGCAATATCTAGTGGTGATTTTACAGCTTACTATCCTATAGATCATGAGGGTGGGGGTAATATGGATAAAGATCAAGTTATAAAATACATAAAAGGTGTATGCGAAGACGAGTCTATACAAAAGGTATTTCATAACGCACAGTATGACATTGGTTGGTTGAGTGTTTTAGGTATAGAAGTAAAAGGTTACATACACGATACGATGATAGCTGCTGCGCTGTTAAATGAAAATAGATACTCATTTACATTGAACAGCATGGTTGCAGAATATCTTGGTGAATTTAAAAATGAATCATTGTTAAAAGCAAAAGCAGAAGAGTTAGGATTAGACCCTAAAGCTGATATGTACAGATTACCGGCAGAGTTTGTAGGAGAATACGCAGAAGCTGACGCAAAACTTACATGGCGGTTACATGAAAGATTTGTAACTGAGATAGAAAAGAATGATTTAACTAAAGTATATGACATAGAGTGTAGATTAATACGTGTTATATTTAACATGACAAAACGTGGCGTGAGAGTCGATATGGAGAGAGCATATGGTCTTAAAAGAAAGTTACTCAACAAAGAGAAAAAGTATCTTAAAAGAATAAAAGATATAGTTGGACAGGATGTGCAGATCTTTGCAGCACGGTCTGTGGCCCAGGCATTTGATAATGTTAATTTAGAGTATCCACGCACAGTACTTGGCGCACCTAGTTTTACACAAACATTTTTAGAAACACACAAACACGAATTGCCTAGAATGATTACAAAAGCACGTGTGTTAAATAAATTACAAGGCACATTTATAGACGGCATATCAAAACATATACATGAGGGCAGATTACACGCACATATAAATCAAATACGTGGAGATAATGGCGGCACAGTAACAGGTAGATTTTCTATGTACGCACCAAATTTACAACAAATGCCAATAAGAAATGAGTATGGGTCTGAACTACGTAAATTATTTGTGCCTGAACCAGGAGAGTATTGGTTGTCTGCAGATTATTCACAACAAGAACCACGCATACTTACACATTTTGCAGTGTTAAATAAGAACGAAGGAGCAACAGAAGTTAAAGAAGCTTTTGAAAAAGGATTAGATTTTCATAAACAAACAGCAGAAATGGCAGGGATAGACCGTAAATTAGCTAAAACAATAGGTCTAGGGGTAATGTATGGCATGGGGTATAAAAAGATGGCTGTGGACCTAGATATAGCCCCTAATGATGCTAAAGAAATGTTAAAAGAGTTCAGAGAAAAGGTGCCATTTATGCAGGGTATGTTAGAGGCTGTAATGAATCGTGCAAATCAAATAGGATCTATAAGAACCTATCTTGGTAGAAGATGTAAGTTTGATATGTGGGAACCAGCTTGGTATGATCCAGGTGTGTTTCACAAAGCAGTATCACATGATGAAGCTCTGACAAAATGGGGGGGATCTATTAAACGTGCCGGTACATATAAAGCATTAAATAGACTAATACAGGGCACAGCTGCGGATCAAACTAAAAAAGCTATGGTTGATATATACGAACAACTAGGTATAATACCACTAATACAAGTTCATGATGAATTGAACTGTAGTGTTAAATCTGATAAAGAGGCTAAAGAAATTAAACACATTATGGAAAATTGTATAAAACTAGAAGTTCCGTCAAATGCTGACTATAAAATAAAAGATAATTGGGGTGATGCAAAATGAGTAAACCAGGATATAGAGATCAAGGTAAAAAAAGAGCTGAGATAAAGAAAAATAATTTTGCTATAAATCCAGAGCAAATGGAGTTTGAAAGAAGAAAAGTTCTTGAACAAATGTCAACAAAAGTTGATCAAAAAAGACTTAACAACATGGCTGCGGTAGCAGCTACTGAAGAACCAAAGTATTATAAAACTACAAATTTAACAAAAAGTGGTACACCTGCTGAGTATGATAGCACAGAGGGAAAAGGTGAACAACGCGAACCCACCATGCGTATTCTATCATTAGGAGCTGGTGTTCAATCCTCATGTCTTGCACTTATGGCACAAGAGGGATTAACAAAGCATAAACCGGATTATATGATATTTGCTGACACAGGGTGGGAACCTAAATTTGTATACGAACACGTAGAATATTTAAAAAAGGCTATAACTATTTGTCCTATCGTTACTGTTCAAAGAGGAAACATCAGAGAAGACCTTATTAGAGCAGCGAACCCAATACCAGGGTCTAAGGAAGAGGAGAAATCTTTTGCAGGACGTGTGCCCAACCCGCCGTTGTTTGCATCACGTCCTAACGAAGGAGGAAAGAAAAGAGTGGGTATGTTGTATAGACAATGCACACACGACTACAAAGTTATTCCTATACAAAAGAAAATTAGAGAACTATTAGGGGTAAAACCAAAACACAGAGTGCCTAAAGATGTAATTGTAGAGCAGTGGATAGGTATATCTACAGACGAAGCGATGCGTATGAAGAATGCAAGATTACCATGGTTGCACTCACGTTGGCCTTTAATAGAAATGAAAATGTCTCGTATGGATTGTCTTAATTGGTATAGAGATATAAAGAAACACCCTATGCCTGGTAAGTCATCGTGCATAGGTTGCCCTTATCATCACAACGATCAATGGAAAAATATGCAAAAGAATTATCCTGAGGATTTTGAAGATGCATGTGAAGTTGATGATAAGATTAGACATGGTTTAAAGAATACAGAAACAGAATTGTTTTTGCATAAATCAGCGAAACCACTTCGCGATATAGATTTCTTAGAACCAAAAAAACAACCATCACTATTTGGTGAAACTTTTGATGAAGAATTTGCTGATGAATGTGAAGGATTATGCGGAGTATAGAATGAAAGAAAAAATATTAAATAGAAAAAAAGAATTAGAAAAACAAATGACTGATCTCGTCAACAAAATCAATCAAGGTAGAGATGCCATTAGGAACATGGAGTCAAGTGTTG